GGTGGAGGTGGAATATGTACTGGACAATCTAAACAAGGACAAGGTGGCGGTGGAGCAGGTGGATTAAGAAATTTAGAGTTACAAGTTTGTGGTAACACGGCTTTAGGAGCAGTCACGATAGGTGGTGCAGGTTCAGCAGGTCCAGGAGTTAATTGTGCGTCTGCAGCAAGAGGTGGAAACGGTGTAAATTCAAGTTTAGTAGTTGGTGGTACAACATATACTGCAACAGGTGGTGGTGGCGGTGGAGCAGATAATCAAGATGGTAAAACTGGTGGATCTGGCGGTGGTGGAGGCAGATGTTCAGATGGTGGAGCTGGTAATACACCCCCTACAACTCCTCCGCAAGGTAATACTGGTGGAGATGGTGTTGACGGTGCACCTGCCAATTCAGCTGGTGGTGGAGGTGGTGGAGCTGGTGGAACAGGATCGAACGCACCTTCAGCTACTGTTGGTGGAGCAGGTGGAGCAGGATTAGATCTATCTGGTTGTTATCCAGGAGCACCAAACTCAGGAGTATACGCTGGTGGTGGTGGTGGCGGTGGTTGCACTAAAGGTTGTGGTGGCTCTGGCGGTGGTGGAGATGGCGGAGCAGGAACTAATGATAGTGGTTCGGCAGGAACAACGAATACTGGTGGAGGTGGTGGTGGAACTGTTAAAACAGGACCAGGTCCTAAAGCAGGTTCAGCAGGTGGCTCAGGAATAGTTATCGTAAACGAATTAAACAAAGCAAGTGGTGTTTGGAATATAGGCACTCACTTTAGAAAGTTAAAAGAGTCAGTAGCAACATGGCCAGACGGAAGTAAGTCTTTAAATGTTAGTTTAGATTATTTAATAGTAGCTGGTGGTGGTGGAACAAATTTAGCTGGAGGTGGAGCAGGCGGTTATAGAGCTACTGGTTATGGACCAAGTCCTTTACGAGGATCAGCTTTATCAAGTGAGACAACAGGATCATATACAATTACAGTAGGTGCTGGTGGTGCTTCTGGTGATAATAATGATGGAAGCAATTCATCAATAGCACTTAAATGCACAACAACCTCTGCTGGTGGTGGTGCAGGCGGTGGATATTTTTGTGCAGGTAATGCTGGTGGTTCTGGTGGAGGTGGTGGATACCATGGAGGTCCACTTCCTGGTGGAGCAGGTAATACTCCTCCCGTAAGTCCTTCTCAAGGTAATGCTGGTGGAGCTGGAGCAACAGCTGCTAGTCCAGATAATGCTGGTGGTTCTGGTGGAGGTGGTGGAGCTGGCGCTGCTGGTGGCGCTGGAGCAAACAATAATCCAGGATCTGGTGGAAACGGAGTACCAAATACAATTTTAGGACCAGACACATCTTATGCTGGTGGCGGAGGTGGTGGTGGATTTGCAAATCCTGGCTCACCTGGTGGTTCTGGAGGCGGTGGAGCAGGTGGAGCTGGTCCTTCTGGATCAGGTGGATCAAGTAATGGAACCTCTGGAACTGTTAACACTGGAGGCGGTGGAGGTGGCGCTGGTAGAGATGGTGTTGGTGGACAAGGAAGTGGTGGAGCTGGTGGTTCAGGAATTGTAGTAGTTAGAGGACCAAGTGCAATAGCATTTGCAGGATCTCCTTGTTGTGCATTTACAGGATCAACTCACCCAGGTGGAGATAAAATAGCTAAATTTACTGCTACTGGTACATTGACAATATCGATAGCATAATAATGCAATCTTTAAAATTATTTCCTAAAATAATAGGAGTTTTTAAAAACCCTAATACATCTTATCATAAAAAAATTGTAAAAAAATGTTACACAATTAAAGACAAAATATCTAATGGAGGAGAAAATTGGTTAAGTAAAGTTTATAATGTAAGTGGAAAATTAAACCTTTATAAAGAAAAAGATTTTAAACCTTTACTAGAATGGATAGATGAACAATTAGTGGAATACACCAATAATTTAAATATTGATTTTAAACCTGTTAATAAAAACGCTTGGTTTCAAATATATGGTAATGGTGATTATCAAGATTATCATTCTCATCCTTCTTCTAGGTTAAGCGCGGTTTATTTTTTAAAAGGAAAAAATAATTCATCTCCAATTTTTTTTACAGATTTTAATTTTAATACAAATTATTTTGATATTATTACACCTACAGAAGATAATAGCCGTGAGTGGAACATACCTTTTCAAGAAGGTGTATTATTAATATTTAGATCTGAGGTGCCACATTGTGTTCCTAAAAATAAAAACAATGAAAGAATTAGTATTGCTATTAATTATTATTAGTATATAAGGAATATATAAAGACATATGAATTTAACAAACTATTATTGGTACTTCCAATCAGCAATTCCAGAACGTATCTGTGATGATATTGTTCGTTATGGAAAACAACTACAAGATCAAATGGCAGTTACTGGTGGCATGGGTAATGAAAAATTAAATCAAAAACAAATAAAAGATTTAAAACAAAAAAGAGATTCTAATGTTGTTTGGATGAGTGACAGATGGATTTATAAAGAAATACAACCCTATGTTCATCAAGCAAATGCAAACGCAGGTTGGAATTTTCAGTGGGATTTTTCTGAGTCTTGTCAGTTTACAAAATATGAAAAAGGTCAATTTTATGATTGGCATTGTGATGGTTGGGATCAACCATACATGAGAGAAGGCAATGATCCATCAAACGGTAAGATAAGAAAACTATCTGTAACAGTTACATTATCAGATCCAAAAGAATATAAAGGTGGAGAATTAGAATTTGATTTTAGAAACTTAGACCCTGATAAAAAGCCTAATATTAGAAAATGTAAAGAAATATTGCCTAAAGGATCATTGGTAGTGTTTCCTGGATTTGTATGGCATAGAGTATGCCCAGTTAAAAAAGGATCTAGACATAGTTTGGTTATCTGGAATTTAGGATGGCCTTATAAATGAAAAAGAAAAAAATAATAAAATTCCCTACCCAATTAGCAAGAGAAGATTTATTTTTATGTCCTATATGGTATGGAGATGAACCAGGTTTTGTTAAAGATTTAAATAAAGCATCTGATCCATATATTGAAATAGCTAAAAAGAATTTAAAAAAAGATATAGATAAAAGAAATAAAAAATTTGGTAATAAAGGAGATATGGGAAATGTGTTTCATTCAACAACATTAATAGGTGATCCTAAATTTAAAGAGTTACAAGATTATATTGGTGCTACGGCGAATAATTTATTATTAGAAATGGGTTTTGATTTAACAAGTTATACAATATTTATTACAGAAATGTGGGTACAAGAGTTTGCTAAAAAAGGTGGTGGCCACCACACTTTACATACCCATTGGAATGGGCATATTTCTGGTTTTTATTTTTTAAAAGCAAGTGAAGCTACATCTATGCCTTTGTTTGAAGATCCAAGACCTGGTAATATGATGAATCTTTTACCAGAAAAAGATAAAACAAAAGTAACCTATGCATCAACACAAATTAATTATAAAGTTCAACCAGGAAAAATTATGTTTTTTCCATCGTACATGCCACATCAATATATTGTTGACATGGGATATGAGCCATTTAGATTTATACATTGGAACTGTCAGGCAATTCCTAAAGGAGTATTAAATGCAAAATAAGGATATGAAAAAAGCAGTTATTAAAACTATACTAGAAACTAGTACATTAAAAAATAAACCAAACTTTATAGATAATTTTATAAAATCTAAAATGCAATTGAAAGGAAAAAATGTCATCAAAAAAATCGGCGTTCCAAAAAAATAAATATAGTATTTTAAAAGGAGCTATTAGTAGAGAACTAGCAGATTTTGCTTTTGCTTATTTCTTAAACAAAAGAAAAGTTGCTAGATTTTTATTTGATCAAAAGTACCTATCTCCTTTTACAGAATACTGGGGAGTATGGAACGATGAACAGGTTCCAAACACCTATTCTCATTATAGCGATATGGTTATGGAAACTTTATTACAAAAAGTAAAACCTGTCATGGAGAAACACACTGGTTTAAAGCTATCAGAGACATATTCTTATGCAAGGATATATAAAAAAGGAGATGTTTTAGCAAGACACAAGGATAGATACTCATGTGAGATATCTACTACTTTAAATCTAGGGGGTGATGAGTGGCCCATTTATCTAGATCCAACTGGAAA